AGCTGCTTGAGCTGAGATTGTTGCACTAGTAAATGATAAATCATCAAAGTCTACAAAAGCTGTTGATGCTGTTGCATTAGTTTTGGTTAAGCTAACGTTAGCATTCGCTAGAGTGCCACCGCCTGCTGAATATGAGCCTGAATCACCAACTTCGTTTGAAGCGGAATAGGCTGATGTGTTTGCATCCAATGAAGCTGCATTTGAATAGAGAGCGAGTTTTAATGTATCGCTTGATATATCATGATCGCCATCTAACAACTGCTGTTTGAATGTTGCACAAACTGCTTGGTTAATTGCCATTTTTAGTTACCTCCTGGGTCCATTGATTTAAGCGGAATTCGTAATACACCGTCAGTAAACTCATCCCTACGTTTTCTTCCCATTTGCTCATCAGCGAATAACTTAAGAGCAGATGTGAACTTCGCTTCATATAATTGCATATCTTGTGGATTTTTCAAGAATGAATATGCCTCTGCAATGGTTCCATACAATAAAACTTCAGGAGCATTGTTTGATAGGAAAGTAGTAGTATTAGTATTACTAATTCTTTCCGGGGTTTCATTATACCACATTTCTATGGTGTAAACTTGATCAGGGGTGGGAGCTAAAATTAAATTTGTGGCATCCCAATTAGCCCAATATTTAGGCTGTCCTGTATCACTTGTTGTGGATCTCTGAACAGAATATTCATCAATAAAGGTGGTATCTACTTGTTCTAACCATACTCTATTACCACTTGATTCTATTAATTGAACAGCTCTAGCAAAACGAAAGCCGCCTTCAGGGCCAGATACATCTAAAAAAGCATTATTGGCTGTACATGTCGTAGTGGCATATCTTCTTTGAGAATCACTATCAATGGCTCTATCTACCTTGTTTTCAACATTAGTAATAAAAACATTGATAATAGAATTAGATAAGACATTACTGTCTACCTCGGTGTAGTTTCTGACATTAGTTAATAATTCGCTATAGTTCATGATATTACAATACTCACTGTACCAACACTTCCTACCATTATCAAGTTCCTACTGCGTTGAGAAGGTTGCATTCCATCACTGTTAAAATAGGTATCATTAGGAGCTCCTACTTCTACAGTCATCGGTAAACTGGCTTGAGGTCGAGGATTTTGTAAAGCCTCTGCATCGGCACTAGCATAAGTAGGTTCTAATTGAGGATGTTTAGGCTCATAACATTCTTCACAAACAAGTAGCCCATTCCACTCTTCTTTGAGTTCTAAATATTTATATTGAAAACCACAGCGATCACATATTGCTTCTGAATATTTACCAACCGCAAACGCCATGTTTAAACTCCTGCATAAAATTGTTTAGGAACAATATTGACAGAAGAGGATTGAGAGTCTTCTGTAATTGCCCTGGCTAATTCTGACTCATAACGTCTTTCTAATTCAGCAGAAAGAGCAGGGTTAATTTCTTGAGAAAGATAATAAGCGAGCCCTGATACCATACAGGGTAAAAATCTAAAAGGAGCATCCGCTGTATTTGTATAAGCACCTACATCTTGGATACGTTGAACATACCAATAATTTAATTGAGTGTCTGTTGTATCAGGCGTTAGATAAACGTAAATTTGTACGTTTGATAAATTTCTTTGAATATAATATTGAGTGGGAGTTCCGGTAGAATTTTTATTAGGAATATTTTGATATTCAGAACGAGATATTTTTTCCATGGTTGTATCGGTTACTGTACTTCCTGAAGTTTGTCTAAAAGTCATTTCTAATACATCATCAGCATCCGAAGGAGCTGTGTAAACATTAGTATTAGCTGTTAAGTTAGAGGAAGTATTTTGAACTTTCCAAAGCTTATAACCTCTATTAGCCCATTCAGAAAACAACAGATTTAAATTATCTCTAGCTGCTTCTAAATCATACCCTGTTCGCATAGAACGACCTGCTCGTCTATACGCTCTTTCAATAACTCGATCGATATTGAGGTTAAAATCTGTTGTTCCTGAAGTAGTCATATTATTTTTTCTTCATTGTTTTTTTAGTCTTTTTCTTGACTTGTTTTTTCTTAGCCATGCCGCCACCACGCATTTTCATCATCATGCCGCCACCACGCATCATTTCCATTTTTTTTCTCATGTTAGCCTCCTTACGTAAAAAGCTTTTTATATAAGTTTTGTCTAGACAGCACTACGTCTTCATAGTACTCCTGGGGCCATTTATCATAGTATCCCATGCGTTTTAATCTATCAGAAGCCTCATATAATTGCGAGAACTTTTGTATCAACATCATAGAGAAATCAATTCTTCCATCAGGTAAATCGGATGTATCTCCTGTTGGATTTAAAAGAAACTCCTGATCTTCTTCTGTAGGTGGGTTTTTCGGGTGAAAACCTAAAAAATAGATATCTTTGCGGTTATATTTATTATTAAAAGAGTCAATTTCTTTTTGGAATTTATTAAGACTAAATTCTTGAAAAAAAGGATCACAGAAGATTAATATTTCTTTTTTGGTAAAATCTAATGATCTCAGGAGTTTATTTAATTGTCTTCGATAGCCTATGTCTTGGTTTCTTATTTCTATCCAAACCTTATCTTCTTTCCAGGCTTTTTTAGCAAAAGGACAAGCAGGCATATTGTTCAGATGTTTATTAGGGACTTCCAGATAATGTTTAGACCACAGGTAAACATCTTCATAAATTAGTTTTTGATAATTTTTAAGCTTTTTGAATTCTTTTTTTAATTTTTGATTCAATATTTTTTCTCTTCTTTTTCCTTTTTAATCCTGGTTTTGATATTTGTTGAGGTATTTGAGAACGTGAAATAGCCATTAAAAGTCAGTTGTTTTAATAAGAAATTCTTCTATCCAGGCAATTCGATCATCCATTTTGTTCATACGATCATTCATTGTAGCCAATGTATTTTTGATAATAGCAATATCTTGTTGCATTTGGGATACAGTATCTGCTTTATCTTCGACAGCATTTAATCTTTCAGACCACATTCCCCATGTCATAGCTATCGTGCCTACTAATACTATGTATGGAAGGATTGTTTTCAGATCTAAATTCATACTTTATCCTATCATTAATGTTCCATTTTACGAATGCTTTTTATGAAGATTCTACCTTGAATTTCTTCTAGCTCTGCCTCTGCTTCACCACAAGTAATCATTACGGTTGGCCCCATATTACGTTTCATAATACGTTTCTTTTCTAAACATTCTCCAACACCTGTTGTATAAACATGTTCTAACAATTCACCGTTGCCACTAAACAAATAAAGAACCATCACTACTTTCCACATTAGTGACCGTTCCCATTTGCAAATTGAATATCTCTTGTTGCATCTTTTAATTTTTCTACGTCTTTGGTTAGCTTATCTACTTGTTCTTCTAAATGATCGAGCATCACTTGAGTATGTAGATTTTCTTCTAACTGTAAGGCGTGTTTTTCAATCATCTTTGCATTCATTTCAATGAGCATATATATCTCTAAATTTTTAGGAGTTTGCTCTGCTTTCTTTAACAAGTCTGCTTCCATTAATTGACGATTAGTTTCTAAGATATTGAGTCGTTCAATGACACCGAAATAAGCCCACGCACCAATGACCACGGCAGTCACAATTGAAATTAAATTTCTGATAGGCATTCCTACCGTCGTCTTGTCGCTTATTTCCATTTAACATCTCCAGCGTTTACGTGCTTGTCTTAATCTTGAATTTGGATCTTTTGCAGCTTTAGGAAATTGTTTCATTTGTCCTGCACTTCTAGCACAAAAAGATTTTCTTCTCTTGGCGTCTTTACTGCCAGGTTTTACCTTGCCTGTGACTGCGGTCTTTAACTTCGAACCAGGGTTATCTCGTCTATAACGATCAACACCTGCTTTAGTCATTCCCGCCCCACTCTTAGTGGAGCGGAAATATTTTTTTGTTTTTGGAGGTTGTTTGTCTGCCATTATCCAGTGTAAAATACGGTGCAAGTACAATTCACAGTAGTGACATTTAAATTAGATTTAAATAGTACACCTTGTTCTGGAATGTTCATTGGAACGTCTGAGGTTCCACCGACTACAGCTACATTGAATAAAGCAGTGCCTCCATCGTTAAAAGTAACAGAACCACTATCTGTACCATCAACACCAATAATAAATCCTTTTAAACGGGATCTGATTGAATTGATCGTAGTAGTAGCGTCTGCCGCAGCACCTTTAACGAGAATATCACTATCGAAGGCCATTGTTTACTCCTTACGCAGGTACGTCACCGGCAATTGCTATTTGTGCATTTTGTAAATACTTAACAGTTACTGTTGCATTACCTGTAGTTCCATCACCATCAGTACCTGTATAATCAGCTACAACTTGGATATCGGTTGAACCTACATTAGAAGCTTCTGCATCAAGAGTACCATAAGTTGTGGCTAAAGCTTTTACGTTTGCACTTGCAATAAAAGCATCAGCATCGGCTATAGTACCAACAGAAACAGTTGCTGCATTTGTATCATCATTAACTTCAGTTACGTTTAAAACAACATCAGTAATTTGTGAGTTTGCAGGAATTGTTGCGATAACTTGATTTAGGTGAGAAGCACCTGTGATATCAATATATGCAGATTGTGCCATTACAACCTGACCTGTATTTTTTACATCAGTTCCTAAAGTAGTACCTGTTGTATCTTTAATTGTTCCAGCCTTAATAGGACCTGAAAAAGTAGTTGTTCCCATGTCTACCTCCTTATAAGTAGTCGCCTAAGCGTCTTGGGGTTAATAAAGTTTAATTTAAACATAAAAAAAGGGCGGAGTCAAAGACAACCGCCCTTCTTGTTTGAGGAATGTTCTGATTAGGAACCTTGTGAACCGTATACACAACGAGGATCAGAGAAGCCGAAGCTGTATCTTTC